GCCCCAATTTGCTAAAGGCTTAGACTTCTCGTCGTCTTCATCGACTGAATAGATCCACTCGATCGATGCTGGATCTGCCGCTTTTTTCATCCACAAGATGCGAGCGTTGATTGCTTCTTGCGGGCGGCCTCGGGTGGCGTGGCAGACGGTAATCCTTACTGGCTTTTGCGCCCGCCACATTTTCTCAATCTTGTCCGCCTCAGTGGTGTCGCCGACGGCTTTGCAGGCCGCTAGGTACAGATCGATGCACTCAAAATCATAAACTGTGCGCTGGGCGTTCCAGATCTTTACGCCCGGATCGGGCTGTACCATGGCCGATTTTAGTAAGTGATAGGCTTGCAACCACGCGCCCACGCTGGCCTCTTCCCTGGCTAAAAAGTAAATTGCTTCTCTGCGCCCAGGGTTCATCTGATGCGCCTTTTGGTATAGGCCGATCCTGACCGTGCGATCCTGCGTAGCCGTGGCTTGATTGCAGGCGGCCTCGTAAGCCAGCGTTGCCTCCTGACCCGGCCAGACGGCCGCCACGTGTGACCACGGCTCTGATTCCGTCCTGCGATTGCCTAAGAATAGTTCCTGCTGGTAGTAGTAAGCATACTTGCCTGCTTCGCTTAACTGCCCTTGAAGGATACGGAGATTACGATCGGCGCTGTTTGGTTTGTAGCCACCAGGGTGATGCTCCACCCATACCGCCTGTTCGCCCACAGATTCTAGCCCAGCGTTAGGCAACAGCGCCTCATGCACGGCATAATGCCACTTTCCAGACCATACGCCGTCTATACGCCGCACCATACGTTCACGTACTGGGGCGAGTTTGGCGTTTAAAACTGCATATACGCCCGCATAGATGCCGAGCTTCGGATTCTGTTCAAATGCTTCTACGCCCCTTTTAAGAGCGTTTTTGAGGTCTTTATGTGGCAAGTCATCGCAATCCACCCAGACTGCATAGTCGCCAGTACAGGCATCCAGTGCGGTGTTGCGAGCAGCGGCAAAGTTATCGACGTGGGGCCAGCTTGCCCCTGCGGGTGCGTTTTTATATTCGACAATCTTGGCGCCTGACTTTCCTGCTATGTCCCTAGTCCCGTCATCAGGCCGGCCTCCCTGGGCAATGCAAACCACTAGCTCGTCGCAGAGTGGTTTAAAGGCTGCAAGGCAGCGGTCAATAAATTGGGCTTCGTGCCCAGCGATCATGTAGATGGAAATTTTAGGATTTCGAGCGACCATGCTAAAACTCTCGCAAACCCAAGACGTAAGAGCCGATTGAAGTATCTAAGGTCACGATGCGGAAACTGACTGAATTAGCCACTAGGACTGAACCGATCGTGGGGGCGGTGGCCATGTTAGCCACGTCGATGGTAAAAGTGCTGTTAAGATCTAGGTCAAACCCGCCCAGCTCAACTGCCTGTTTTCGTGTAATCGTAGAAAGAATGCCCGTGACGCTAGTGGAACCTATAGTGGCGGCCGTGCCAGTTTGATCGTATAAAGCGGCCAGACTTTCTTTGAGGCATTCTGTAAATTCAGACATGAGAGGATTTCTTAAAGTGGAAAGGGCGGTGAGCCGATTGGCCCACCGCCCTCCCCGAGTGAATTAGCTACCGTTGATACGTACGAGGCTGTTCGGCTCTCCCGCTTTCACGCCGTAAATCAAGGCGTAGGTGCGTTGGAGCTGGCCTTTGACCACGTCGTAGTTCTCGCGAACCATGACGGACAGGCCAGTGCGGGGTTCCGTTACCACGCTGATGTCTCCGGGAATCGGAACGCCAGTAGGGACTTCAGGAACGCGAGCTGCAATCAACAAGGCTTCTTGCTGGGCGAAGAATCCGCCAAGCGTGATGCTGTTGGAAGGCACTGCGCTATACTGGCTGATGTTGAATCCAGCCACGTTGCCAATCCCAGCCGTGCGAACGAGGTCGCCCGAGATTTGAGGATTCGCCACGACGGTCGTATCATTCAAGAGCGCACCGTAGAAGCTGGGGTTGAGAACAGCGTACCGGCCGTTGACCGGCGAGTTGTTGTTGTTGAGGGTAATTCCGGCCGACACTACCGAGCGGTATGAGAAGGCGCTGGAAGCAACCGTCAACGCGTTGGTAAAGGTGGAGGAGGTTACGAGAGCCAACAGATCCCCAACCATTTGCAACCCGAGGGCGTGCGCGGCTGCGCCGGCAAAACGCTCGATGAGGTTGATGTTGGAGCTGGTGCGCTCTTGATCGTCCACAGAATACGAAACGTGCTTAAACTTGTTAAGAGTGATCTGCACATCCGTCTGGGTTGTCGCAGTTGCTGCGTAACCGTTAGCCTGGGAATAGTCCTGAGCTGTGGTCGCAGAGATGCGGTGGGTGTAGACTGATGCGTTGTATTTAGCCGCTTCGCTGCTGAAATCCGTTACGGAGTTTCTGAGGAAGCTGTAATCCGCCACGAGGATCTCGAGAGCCCTCTGAGCGATTACATTGGCATTCGTTGTTCCGATTGAGTTGGCCATTGTAGTGTTCTCCTAGTGGACTGGATTACAGTCCGAGTTTGCGGAGCAGTTCCGACCGACGGGCCGGATTCTTTTCCGCGTTGAATTGATTGAGGATTTCTGCCCGGCCGAGCGGTTGGCTCGATTCAGCGGGAACCGCCACTGCGCCAGCAGCGTCGGCCTTGGCTTTTTCCAAAGTGGTAGAAGTTTTTTCGTCAGACTTGGCGCTCATTCCGTAAGGTTTGGCCATGTCTTCGGCGGGAGTTGCAGGAGCTTCGGTCACGTCCTGAGTTGCGTCCGCTTTCATGAGAGCGAGTAGTTCTGCAAGCATCCCGGCGATGTCGGTCAAAGTAGGTTCTGCCATTTTTTCAGCAGGCTTGTCGGCAGGCATTTCAGCCAGTTCGGCTTTAGGTGCTTCGACAACGGCAGGAGTTTCAACGGCAGGAGCTTCGGGTGCGGGAGCTACCACAACGGCAGGCTCGCTCAGCTCTTTTTTGACTTCGACAGGTGCTTCGTTCATTTGAAGTTTTTTCATGTCAACTGCCGTGAAGGCTGAAAACATCCCTGCTGGGTTGGCGGCCGGTGTGCTAACTACGCTGATATCGTAGATTTCAGTTACCCTGGCAAAACGATCGCCTGCTACTTGTTCTGGTACTCCGCTGAAGGTAAGGGACAGACCGAATCCTTCCGGCAATACGTTGGCTAGATGCTGAACGAATTGCGCTTCGTTCGTGTTGAACAGAGTGAGGTCGCCCATAAGTCGATCGCCTTCAATCTTAAATCCATCGATATAGCCAAGGATTCCAGAGACTTCCGCGCCGTGCCCCATGGTCACTTTAATGCGCTTCATGGACAGAGCCACAGCTAGCGCTTGTTCGAGGGAGGTTTGATCGATCAGTAGATTATGGCCCTTGGCCTCGCCTACTGTTAAAATGGATACGTTAGAAAGTTTGTTGGCCATGCTGGCCAACGGGTGTCAAATTATCGCTTCTTTTTAGCTTTTGGCTTTTGCTCTTTAAGGCCGACAGCCTTAGCAACCATATCCAGCTCTTTAGAGGACAGGTTAAAGTCTGGATCGTCTTTCATAATAAAGGATTCTGATTTGATAGTTTCTTCAGGCTTTGCCGCCAGCTCTGCGTCCGGCCCAGCGTTCGGATCTTTCTCGGGATTAACTGGCGTAGGTTCGTCGATTGCGGGCGCTTCTTTAACTACTTCCACCGGGGCCGCCACGTCGGTCTGTGGTGTGACGGTTCCGATTGATGCGATAAATTCACGCTCTTTTGCAATCTGCCTGACTTGCTCTTCCCAGTCTTGTCCTAACTCCCCAAAGTACCCCTGAAGCGAGGATAAGCCCGCTTTATAGTCCTCTCGTGCCTGCTGTGCCTCTCTACCTGCGTCCACGGTGAGCGACTTCGGTGTTTGCCATGTAACCTTTGCGTAATCTTCGACGGCCGGCAGATCACCATTTGCAATCGCGCCACCAATGAAGTAACGCCATGCGCGGGTGCAGAATCTATCGATCAGCAAGCGTTGCCGTTGTTCAAATCTGCGCTGCGCCTTGGCTACAATAAACCGCATGCCTGCCCCGCCGACGCTGGCTGGGTCGTAGACAAACTCAACGGGCAAACCTAACCCCATTGCCACGTCACGAATCAGGAATTTGGCGAACGGTTCAAAGCCAGCGTGCGGTCTGTTTGGCCCAATCATCTCAATTTTTTCGCCAGGTGAAAGGCGTGGGATGGTCGCAGACGACGTGATCTCCTCGCGGGCGATGGTGCTTTCTCCGCTATCCTGCGCTTGCACTGTTCCAAAGAATCCGCCCTGTCCAGCCAGCTCGTCGCCTTGGTCGGTGGTGATCACGGCGGCAATCGATCCCTGCAATTTTAAAGCGTCCTTTTCAAACTCACCAAGCATTTTTAAATCACGGACGTGGTTAAGTGCTCGAGCTAGTGAAGATCCGCCACGGATTTGATCCGGCCGTTCCAGTTCCATTAAATGAATGACGGTATCGGCGCCCAGCTTGCGATATAACTCGCCTGTCTGAACTAAGTAGCCAGTAGGCTCGCCAAGCTTGCCGAGAAACACGCCGTCAGAAGTTCCGTAGTCGTCGCCCTCACAAACGCGGTGACCTTCGACAATTTGTAGCTTCCCCTTTTCCGTCATAATGACGAACACGTCGCCGTCCACGTCGATCGATCGCGATAGCGCCAACAACATATCCGTCCAGGTCATGCGCCCCGTGACTTCGGGCGATGGTACCACCACGTCACGCCAGTATTCCTCGCACAGTCTGCCGAAATCTTGATCTGCCCCGCGATACTGCGGCCGGAGCCCTGGGCCGATTGAATAGGTGGCGATTGAATCCACCGCGCCTTTGATCAGCCCGACGTTGCGGTACATGTGCCGGGCGAGCTTGAGCAGCTCTACCCGCGTGGCTTCGTTTAGATCCAGCCGTGAATCGCGAGCGTGTGCCCCATAGATGACGGGACGCTTACGAGAAAAGCCTGCGCCTTCGTAGGGTTGGAACGTGCTGATGCCTGCACCGAATCCAGCGCCAAATGCTTTAATGCCTGCGCCCATCCGAGCCACGAGTGAAAGTTTCTGTGCCATAATCAGCTATCCAGAATGTAAGAAAATGAGGCGCTGGTGCGTGTGACCTGTACGCCATTTAGGTAATCGATTGCGGCCTGAAATAGCTCAACCCGTTCTGTCGGTTTTAGATCGATCTGGAAGCTGGCCGACTGCCCGCCCGCTGAAGATCCGACCAGTGCACGGCCTGATGCTGCGCCCGTCATTGCCGCGTTGCGGTCAGTGGCAAGGTTGGTCAGGGCGCTTGCGGTAACTCCAGAGGCTTGTGCCAGGTAGTTTACAGCAACGGCCCGCGTGAGTCTGCGGGAAATAGCCATCACGTCCCCACAGGTGTCAACGATTCCTCGTCTAGTGAAGCGGTCGGCCTAATCACTTTTCCGTACACGGCAAAGCCAGCCAGATAAGTTTCGCAATCGTATAAGTGATCCTGCCTGCTTTTAATTCGTATCCATTCGTAGTGATCGCGCCCCGTCTTGCGGTTAATCCGATGCACCTTTTTGTGGCTGCTCATGTGCTCGCGGTAGTCTGGGCTTACGTCATGTGCAATTTCCCAGCGTGGCCCCTGCCCTCGTCGCAACCATGCCAGCAAGTCCTGACAGGCCGGCGAGCTAAGAAGCAAAAGCATGCAGCCCGCGTCAGTCGGTTGCTCGGCCGAATGTACCGACTTCATCCGCCCGCGTGGCGTTTCGATCCAGTAGGCTGGACGTTCTTCGCCCTTTAACGCCGTGTACTTATAGCGGGCACATATTCTGTATGAATCGTGCGTCTCATATCCGCTATCCATCGCGGTGTGCTTTGGTTGAACGCCTAGCGTGTGTAGGTGTTGCGCCACGTCCTCGATTGTTCGTGCTCGGCCTTCGTCAATTAGTCTGCTCGTTCCATCCCTAGCAAACGCCCTTACTACGAACCAGTACTCGTCGATCTGTCTGTCTATCGCCGCCAGTTTAATATGTTCCGTTTCCCAATCTTGCTTTTTCGCAAATGCACCGGCGGGGATGTCGACGGTTTTGTCGTCATCAAACTGGTCCTCCCACGGCATCGCACTCCATCCGTTCACAAATCCTTGCAAGCCGTGCAGATAATGCTTTTGAGTTAGAAACTGTTTGGCGCAGTCGGCGAAAGTTACGGTCGGCGAGTACCAGCTAGGCAGTCGCATACTGCGCCTTCCGCGTTCTGCGTTGGGATTAGCTGCCACCCACTTACCCTGCTCAACGGCCGTGCGCCTGTGGCCCTCAGTCCACGGCTCGTTACACTTGGTGCAATGGTAGGCGGCCGTCTCCCCTACTTTTTGTAAGTCCCATTTGCCGTCAGGATTGCGTGCACTATCTGCCCAACGCACTTGCCCAAATTCCATTGCCTGAAATTCACCGCATGCGTGACAAGGCACGTGAAAAGTTTCCTGCGTTCCTGCCTGATAGTTCTGCCATATATCGCCGGTGCTTAACGTCGGCGTGCTAGTCAGTACGTGCTTGCGGTTAGGGAAAGCCTTTGTGCGTTCCAGCGCCAGATTGTAGGCAGCCGCTTCGCGTTCCGTCGGTGGCGCAAACTTGTCCAGCTCGTCCAGCACTGCAATGCAGATCGGTCGCGAGCTGATGTTGGCCGGGCTATTCGATCCGACCAGGCTGAGAGTCATGCTGGTAAACTGCATCTCTAGGATTTTGAAATCGTCGCTGTCGTATGGGAATAGCGCCCGCACCGGCTTGCACTTCTCAAAGATCGGAGTCAGTCGCGTTTCGCTGTAGCTCCTAGCCAGATCCGCGTTAGGCATTACGAGCAGTGCCGGCGCTGGGTCGTTGGCAATCCGATACGCAAGCCAGATGGCCAGAGTCAGCGTCTTGCCTGTCTGCGATCCCCAGCAAAGGCTAACGGTATGAACGCCCGGATCGGCCAACGCTTCCAGTACGCCCGCCACGTAAGGCGTGTACTTGGTTGAGTAAAGACCTGGGCGAGCGGTGATCCTGCTATCTAGCTGGATGTTCTTTTCCGCCCACTCGATGACGGACGGCGGTGGCTCAAAGTTCCACCGATCGCGCTCGCGTTTGAGTAACTGTTCGGCTGCCTTCACAGCGCTGCCTGCACTTGTCGCATTACCTGCCCCACCTCGTTCTCCACTTCTTTCTGGATCTCTGCGGCTGGCCGGTGGGCGCAGATCGGGGCTAGGCGCTTGGGCATGCCAAGCAGTAGCGGGATTAGGGCATTAGTCCGGCGTGCCAGTATCTTGTCTGCCTCATCGACCGGCACCATCTTGCCCTCTGCCTCGTTAATGTCTGGCCGGTCGCCCTTCATTTTTCGCAGTGCCTCCACAACTCGGGTGTAATCGCCTATTAGTGACGACCGTTCCGGCCCGCTCGCCTCCTTGGCAGCCTCGCCAAGAGTGGCGGCCAAGGATTCTAGTCGATCAATCTCGCCGTCTAATCCTATCCCGGCGATAGGCTTCATTGCCTTTGCCACAGCAACGCCTTGGCCTTTCTCAAGCTGGCGACGAGCCTGGCGCAATCCGACGCCGGTAGCGGCGGCTTGAGCAAGGATTGCGGTGTTTGGTCGGCGTCCCATAGGGTCTAACTATGTTTTTACAAACCACTCAAAAAAGAGGTGGCAGTTGCAAGCAC